AGAATTTGCATTGCTTACGCCTTTAGGTTGCCGACAACAAACCAAGTGTTTGTGTCAGTTTTAACACAAGTTGCTACCGCGTACTGTGCGTCTGTTTTTAATTTTGCGCCAGCGCTGTTAAGTGTTACGCCTGCGCCTGCAGTAATTGTTACTGTGCCTGCGCCTAGTTGTGCAATATTAATTTGCGTACCAATGCCGTAAGCCACTGATGAGTTTGGTGGAATAGTTAACGCAATACTGGCCGCATTTGAGCATGTAATTAGTTTGCCATCATCTGCTAAAACAGTTGTGTAAGTTGTACCTGTCTGGGCGTTAATTGCGATCATTGCTGTAGCAAGCGCGTTTTGCTCCGCTGCAGTTAAAACCTGTGATGCCGTAAAACTTTGTCGTGTTGCCATGATTCTCCTTAGATTAACCTAAAACATTTGTTGAATTGATGATGCCAAATACCGCGTCATTGAGTATTAATTCATAAACAATTGTGGTAGGGCTAGTAAACAGCGCAATGCTGTGACCGTTGCTTATGTTAATGCTGTGCTCAATGCCCTCTATTGCTAGTTCCTGTGCCAGTTCTGTAGTACCTGCACCGCTAGCAAAAGTTTTTTCTACCGTAATCGTGTCGCCAATATCTATGACCGCCAGGCTGTCGCGCTGGGCTGTAGTCAACATATTAAATTGCGTTTCTACACTTGTGTACCGCGCCTCGGGTTCGCCAGATAGCAAATAGTTTGCCAGTGTCAACGCTGCAGCGTCATTGTGTAGCAACGATTCTGTGATGCTTTCAGTCTGTATAAAGTACACGCCCTGGCTAATTAAGTCCTCTGCTACCTGTGGTGTGTTACCGCCAGCGATAGTCACTGACGCTCGATTAACTACCTGATCTGCCTCAAAAGTTATGCCAACACCGTTGTACTTAAAATTTGTGCCGTCATCGTGAAAGTCTGCAACCGAGCCTGACAGCGTGTTGCCTAGCCGCGCATCAAAAGTAATGTCGCCATCCCGAGACATATAAAGCCTGCCCTGCTCGGCCTGTTGTATGCGCGAACAATACTCAAGCACATTTGTCCCGGCATCAACTGTGTACGCTGCCGAGCCACCCAATGTTTGTGTACCTGTAGCAATGTCGCGCTGTGCTATCGGAAATGCGACCTCGGGCAAATCTAATACTGCGCTTAGTCGAGCGCTACTTAACTGTTCGCTGACATTAAATTCTGCAAAAAATGTTTGTGCCAATAAATAAAAATCGTCTGCACAATAAACAGTAACCGTATCAATACCGCCCAACGCAAAATTGTAATTAAAATTAACGATGTAGCCAGTAAACAAATATTCTTTAACATTAATGTCTGAGTATCTTGACAGTCGCACTTTGCGCATAGGCGCTAGACCAGGCTTTTGTGTTGTGCTGTCGTAATAAGGTGACTGCTGGTCAAACGGATTAAAAATACCGCTTGTGTCAAGCATTGTAAATGCCATAGTTCCAGCGCTGAACTGGTCGCCTTGATCGCGTCTACCGCGCTTAACACTTACATTTGTGCAACCGTCTAACACCTCTGCAAAATTAGTTGTACCGTCAAGCACATAAATTGTGTTGTTTAATACACCTGCAACCGCGTCATCTAAAATAAAAGCATCTTGCACAAACCCTGTGTCGATCTCTAGCGAGTAGTTACCAGACCCGACAACAGCAACGCCAGCCACTACGCCACCTGAATATTTGCAGGCCCTGCAGACCTGTTATAGGCGCGCAACGCATTCACCACTGCTTGACCTATCTCCGCGCTGGTCGCAAGACCGCCAGTCACATTGACAATCACGCCACCGCCACCGCTTATGCCTGCACCAGCGTTAGGGCCAGTCAACGGGATGATCGCTTCTGGGCCTTTCTCGCCAACCATTGCCAGCGTAGGTTTTGTAACAATGCCACCGTTAGCAAACCCAGGGATGTTTATGCCTCCTAAATCAAAACCGCCAAGACTTTCACGCAAACTATCTAACTTGCGCAACATACCAATAAGTACACCTAATGGCCCGGTCACGATCATGATTGAGTTACCGAACATGTCAAACGCTCGAGACATCGCAGAAAATTTGACCTCAAGAAATACCATTGCTGCAGTCAACGCAATCACTGCGGCTGCAACTAAGACAAATGGGTTTGCGCTTGTTGCAACATTTAGCGCAACAGTTGCAATCTTTGTTAGCACGAGTGTGGCTTGATAAATTTTCATAGCAACATTGGCTGCAATAATTGCTGTTGCTAATGTGCCGATAACGCCTATAAAGATTAAAAACACATTTGTGTTTTCTTGCGCAAATTCTGCCATAGGTTTAAGAATTGTCAACAACTTTTGCAACGCTGGCAGTAGCGCCATTCCAATAGATTCTTTAGTTTCGTCTAACGCAATAGTCATACCTTTCATTTGGCCTTCAAACGATTGTGCTGCGACAGTTGCCGAGCCACCGAACGAAACAGCCAGCGCCTCAGTAATGTCAGTCATTGTTGACTCTGAATCAATGACACCTTTAAGCGATGGGTCTAGTTTTGTTAGCGCACTAGTAGACCCGTTGTAAGCCTTACCAAGTGCCAGTGTGACAGTTTCTAAATCTTTGCCAGTAGCAGTGCTTATGTTTAACGCTGTCTCAAGTAACTTTTGCGCTTCCTCTGCAGACCCAGTTGATCGAGTCAGGCTCGCCATTGCAGGTCGTAACTCGTCATCAGTCACCGAAAACGCGCGAGACGATGCAGATATAAAACTTTCCATGCTGGCAATCTGTGCATCAGTCGCGCCAGTACTCGTCCGCAGTTGTTGCGCTAATAGGTCTTGCGCTTTCTGATCCTCCACCGCTGCTTTAGTCGCCAGGCCAAGACCTGCAGTAAGACCGCCCAGCACAGCAATAGCAGGGACCATAGCCTTCTTTAACGCAAAGCCTGCCTTAGCGCCAGCGCCTTCCAAATCCCTAAATTGCGCAATTGCTTTCTTAACGCCAGCACCGTCATACTCAGAAATAATTGGAATAGATAAAGCCATTACAAACCTCGCTGCACAGTCTTAGTCACATCTTTAATTAGTTGCGTTAATTCTTTTTCTATTCCATCCTTTGCACCGTCTACCGCTGGTTGCAGTAGTCGAGTCTTGCCCGAGTCAAGAGGCCCAAGTTGATTGCCTAATTTGTTTGCTGTTCTACGCCCTGCAGTTTCAAACACCGCAGTAGCAACATCTTTTTGAATAATGAGAATTACACCGATTGCTTTACGCCGGGTGTCGTATTTCATTGACACGCCTTTAATAGAGTTAGACACCTTTAATGGAAAAAGTTTGCGGCCTGTTGTTTTATCTTTCCAATTTCGTGACATGCCAGATAGCGCGTAAGGGTCAGAGTCATTAGCAAGTCGAGCGTAAGATTTACGCCCAGCCTCTAACGCAGGTTCTGCAATTTTTGTTGAGTCTGCCTTGAATTGCTTTTGCAACTGTTTATCTATTTTGCCTAACTGGTTGATTGTGTCTTTAACGCCGTCAATGCGTACAGTCGTTGACACATTCATTGTTTGCGATCTTTGTTTATAAGTTCTATAACAGTGTTCATATCGTCAACATCAAAACTGATATCAGCAGGCCAAAACCCAGTAGCCACAACAATTTGCGCTAATCCGTAGCGGTATGAACCGCGTCTACTTTTGGGGAGTTCTGTTCAACCACCTCTAAATTCTTTAACGACTTAATGTATTCGTCTAGTTGCGCTGGGACTGTTATGCCTGATGTGCGTGACGCTTCATATGCCATGTATGCCAAGTCCTCAATACCTAGCCCGTCAGCAATCTGTGACACTTTGCGTTTGTATTTGCGTTCCCATGCAACGATTGTCATTAGGTTTGTTGACACTGTTACTTGTGTGTCGTCGTTAAATGTGGCTTTAAGTGTTAGTTGCATGCGTGTACCTTCCCGGTTGGTCTTGCGTTGTTAGTTCTCAGCGGCCAGTGCCGCGCGATCATGAGGTTGCTTTGACGAGACTTCCGCCAGAAAATGTCAAAGTCAAAGTTGACAACTCACCAAGGCTCGCGTTAATTGGTGTATGAGATTCAAGGTAGCAGCCTGTCAATGTGTAACTAGGATTTGTTGCACTTACTGCAGCGCTAGTTGGCTTGATAACAACTGTTGTTTGAATACCGACAAGCCCAAAGATTGTTGCTTCAGTTTCTGACGCTGCATAAGACTGGTACAACTCAACTTCAATGCTGTTGTTTTGCAACGATGTCACTGTTGACGCACCGTACTTGCGCGCAGCATCGCCAAACGCTGTTGTCTCAAGTTGCTCCAACACATAATTAACAACTGCCATTGTGCACTGATCTTGGAGGTCAACGCTATTTATAGTGCAACTGGGGTTGCTGAGGTAAACGGAAGTGGCCATAGTGATTAGTCCTTTTGCTCTGTGTCTATAGTTTTAACAGATTTTTTAGGTTTTAGTGGGGATAGATGCCCAGCCTCAACAAGAAATAGCAAGTCAGTAGTCAGATCGCCCAGGTCAGCATGTTTAATAATGTCGCCTCGTTTGTGGCCGTTTAGACGGTTGCTAGTTACCTCGTAATCCATCAAGTTGTGCTCGCTTTCATTTGTATGTTTAACGACAGTGCAGGGTAATCAACACCGCCAATAGACAGTGTGCTCGGTCTACCGTCAGTAACCGCGACTTTGGCTGCTAATACTTTGGCTGCAATGTTTAGACAGTTCCGGTAAGCGTCAGCGTTGCTAGGCCCGAGACTGATAACCATTACAGGTATTGACATGTCAACA